TGCTACCCACCATTTAAAGAATCCGTTTTTATCAACAGCAGAAAAGCGTAAGAGAATTGTCGTCAACCTAGACGAACTATTCGCACAAAAAGACAAGACCTTCATCTAAGGAGAAGACAATGGCTAAACTTCCAGCAGGAACAAGTAAAAAGAATTATGTAACAGACAAAAAAACTGGCAAGCCTTTGTATATGGATACTAAAAATCCTCAAGAGGCTGGCGTAGGTTCTGTTGGCAAGATGGCAGTTAAGTTAGGTGTTAAGGCAGTTCAGAAAGTTGTTAAGTCAGCAACTGCTAAACCAGAAGTAAAAGCAAATGCTCGTGCTCTTAAAGCCGCTAATAAAGATGTTGCTATTAAATATAAAAAAGGTTTAAACGAAAAAAATTATTCTGGTCGTAATGAATCAAAACCTAAACAAGTTGCTAAAGACAAAACTCGTGCTAATAACCCTAAAGCTCCAATGACATCACCATCGTCATATAAAGAAGCAAAAAGCGCATATCAAGCTTGGGTTAAGAAAAATCCAGAAATTGCAAAAGCAAATCCACCAAGTGGAAAATTTGCTCCAAATATTTCACGTTCAGAAAAAGAAATGAAAAGACTGAGCAAGTTAAATAAAAATACTAAGTAAGGACTCACATTGTTAACAGCCAAAGAAGTTAATGCGAAGTTAGGTCGTTTGCAGACCAAGTTTGCATCACGCGACCAACGTATGCGCGACGTTCTTTCCGTGCGTCAAGGTGACCTTTCTACAGAAGCAATGGCTCCTATGCCATCATTCAACTGCTCTGCTACCAATATGGTTTCAGATGCACAGCGCAAGGCTGCTGATATCAGAACACGTATCGCTAACTTCTATGTAACCTCATCTGACTTGCCTATCCAAATGTATCAAGGCGCTGACTGGTATAACACCTACGGCTCAATGGCAGCAATCGTCGAACTAGATTACGAAAGCAACAACCCACGTATCCGCCTTCTAAACCCTTTCGGCGTCTATCCGGAAGTGGATCGTTTCGGACGCACAGTTTCGTTAACCCAAGTTACTAATATTGATACTGAATCACTAGCAGCGCAGTATCCAGAATTTGCTCAGCAAATCCTTGCTCGTGAGAACTATCAACCTGGTAGCCCTTATATAACTATGGTTCGCTACCACGATGCAGAACAAGACTTAATCTACTTACCAGAGCGTAAGAACTTAACACTAGCTCGTGTGCCTAACCCAATAGGTAAGTGCCTAGCACGTGTTATCACACGTCCATCACTAGATGGTGAAGCACGTGGTCAGTTCGATGATGTGCTATCAGTTCAATTAGCACGTGCTCGTTTTGCTATCCTTCAGATTCAAGCCGCAGAAAAATCTATCCAAGCACCTATTGCTATCCCACAAGATGTGCAAGAACTTGCTCTTGGACCAGATTCAATTATGCGTTCATCACAACCACAGAACATTCGTCGTGTTGGCTTAGACCTACCACCAGGAGTCTTTACAGAATCTGGTGTGCTAGAGCGTGAACTACGTATGGGTGCTCGTTATCCTGAATCACGTTCAGGACAGATTGACGCATCTGTTGTAACAGGTCGTGGAGTTCAAGCGCTACAAGCTGGCTTTGATACACAGATTAAATCAGCACAGGCAATGTTTGCACGTATCTTCGGCGAACTAATCTCTGTCTGCTTTGAACTAGATGAAAAACTATTCCCAACTGTTACCAAGACTATTAAGGGAACCGATGACGGAAATCCATTTGTCCTTAAATACATCCCAGGTAGGGACATTAAGGGAGAATACGGAGTTGATGTCCGTTATGGCATTATGTCTGGTATGGATCCTAACCGAGCAATCATTGCGCTCCTACAAATGCGTAGCGATAAACTCGTCAGTCGCGACTATGTCCGTCGTGAAATCCCAATGGACCTAAACGTAACCCAAGAAGAACAGCGAGTAGACATTGAAGAAATGCGTGATTCTCTCCGCGTTGCTGTTGCTCAGTATGCACAAGCTATACCGGCTATGGCAGCGCAAGGACAAGACCCTTCACAAATCGTTACCCGCATTGCGGGTGTTATCCAGGGTCGTCAAAAAGGACTCTCATTAGAAAATATTGTGGAAAAGGTATTTATGCCTGAACCGCAACCTCAAGCACCAGAAATGATGCCAGGTGCTCCACAGCAAATTCCAGCAGTAGGTGCGGCCCCCGCTCCTGCCTCGCAGCAACCTCCACAAGAACAAGCTGGTTCGGCCCCTGCTGCTGGTCAACGTCCCGATATCGCACAACTACTCGCCTCTATTGGCGGCGCAGCATAACTAAGGAGGTGCAATATGAACAAAGGATCACACGCTCCAGCTCCAGTTCAACCAGTAAAGGTTGACACAAAGGCAGGATCTGTTAAGGGTGGCAAGGTAGACTTCGGCTACGCCCCTGCAGGTCGCAAAGGAACAAAGGCATAAATGTTATTGATAGGAGCACTGGGTGATGAACGATAATAAGATTAATCGCCCAGTGCATTCCGCAGATTTCCTAGCAGTGTTCGCTGGATTTGTGCATAACATCGCACAATCAGTTGAAGTATTAACATCAGAATTATACGAAATGGCAATTTACAATTCAACCAACCGCACCAAGATAAATCGTGCGTGGGAAGAAATGTCCCAAGACTTAGAAAACTTACAGGAGGAACAAGATGGCTAACCCATTAGTCGGACCATCAGGCCCTGGTGCTTTTTCTAAGCGCACAGATGTAGGAACACCTGAAATGAAATTAGGTTCAATCGCATACGGCGAAGGTAAAGACACTGCTGCTATTAAAGCCGGTGCTCCACTTGCAAAGACAGGCGATGTAACGCCGTCACAAGCTCCTAATGTTCCTGCTGCTCAGGAACCAGTAACTTCATTATTTGCACCATCACAACGCCCAGATGAACCAGTAACTACTGGTGTTGATATTGGTGCTGGTGCTGGCACAGAAGCCCTTATGATGGCTAAGCCTGCTGAAAAATTATCAGATACTTTGGCTCTTATGCTTCCATATGACATTACTGGAGAAATAACTATTCTTTACCAGGACGCTTTAGCAAGAGGCAACTAGTGCGCTACCAAAACCTAAACGTAGCTGCCGAGAAAGCAAATTTAAATCCTACACAAAAGCAACAAGTAGCAACATTGTCATCTTTGCTAGATACGCATAAGAATCTTCTTGACTTGCCTGAAAAGCAAGCACAACAAAAGTATGCAAATCTACCTGAAGATCAACAGAAGGCTTTAATAGATACATTTGGTGATGAGCCAGATAAGCCCAAAAGAGGTTTCTTTGAAAACGCTGCTAGATATAGCGGTGCTTATTGGGCGTTTAAAGGATTAAATAAAGTTGCCCAACTTACAGATCGTGCCTACAGAACCGGTCAAATTGCTTTAGAAGAAACCAATATTCCATTTGTTGTTTCTGGCGATAAGTCACGTGGTATAACAAAGGTAAGCGAAGCTTGGAAAGTTGCTGGAGAAACTGGCGAACTAGTATTCAACCCATCTCGTATTGAAAAGGCTAAGAAAAAATACGGAGAAGAACGTATTACTGTTGCTATTAAGGCAGATTCTGGTATGCCTCTTGATGAGATTCAAGCAACCGGAACTCCTGCTGAACAAAAGATTGCAGCCGAAGCCGCACAAAACCGTGACCCATTATTTCAAGACGCAATTGATTCCGTTAAGGCTGCTAAATATTCTCCAGGCCGTCAATTAGCAAACGCCCTTCTTCCTGAATCTTTAGAAGGATCTGGCTTTTTATACAAAGGCATATCTGGTTTTACCGATGCTGCCTATAGAGTATATACCGACCCAACTCTTGCTCTTGGTAAAGCTAAGAAAGCCTATGACGTAGCAAACTATGCCCTATTTAAAATAGTTGGCAGTCCACAGAATGTAGATAGAGCATTCAGAAATCCAAGCGTTGTTAAGTTTTTTGACACTTACGGAACTGAATTAGAAAAACTTTCAACTGCTCGTAAAGCAAAAGACATTAAGGCAGCGACCGAAGCATCTGTCAACTTAAAGCGCATTGCTCCTGAATTTGGACCTACCGCTATTGATGAATTTATTAAAGCTGGTGTAAAAAACTCAGCAACTGCTAAGAACTATTTAGCGAATCACGCAGACGTTGCTGTTATTTTAAAAGGACAACCTGCTCGTAGCACTCCTTTAATCCCTCGTTTAGATGCGGCCCGTAGAGCACGTATTGGTGTGTTAGCGGGAACTGACAAATTTTTTGATATTGACAAAGTAGGGCAAAAGATTGTTACAGCTCTTTATGGTTCTGAACCACAATACGAAGATATTATTACCGGTCTTACTTCTCGGACTGAACAAATCGGTGCTTTAGAAAAAACAGTTGGAAAATTTAAAGGACAAACTGGAGTAGAGCGTTTATCTTTAAATCAAATCCGAGGACGCATAGATAACTTTTCACGTAAGTTTACAACCATTCCATATTTTAAAGATGGTTATTTTGACGTAGCATCTCCTGACGCAACGGCTCAAGTTTATCGCATTGCTCGTTTAGCAAATAGTCGCTACCACAGCAAGGTTATTGCTGAGGCATTTGAGGCTGGAACTGAAGGTCAACGCAAGCAAATCTTTACTGGTCTTTGGAACACTGTTGCTGAAATTCGCGATGTGGCTAAGTCCAAAGCAGGAAAATCCTATATGGATGAATTTGCCGGCAAAGGACTTGAAAAGAAATATGCTGCAGATATTGTTATTGATGGCGTTAATAAGGGTAATCCAGCCCAGTTTGGTGATCAACAACTAGCGTTGTTCCCATATCAACTTTCAACAGCAATTGCAGTTCCATCTGTAATTGACCTGGATAGATTATCTGCTCGCTCTGGTCTTATCGGATGGATAATGGGTGTATCCCATCGAAAATGGGCAGAGCAATTAACTTCTTGGTGGACTATTTTAACTCTTGCTGGACCACGTTTCGCGGTTCGTAACGCAACAGAAGATTTAATGATGCACCTTGCTATCGGCAGTTCTCCTTGGGGAGTTGCTAAGGGACGTATGCTAAATACACGCGTTCGTGTTGGTAAAGGTATTTCTGGCGATGAAACAATTCGTGGCAAGATAAAGAAAACTGTTACCTTGGATACTGAAGCAGGCGAACTAGGCGCTATTAACAAACTTGTTCGCAGAAAAGAACTTGCTAAATACAAGTCTAAGATTGATAGTGCCAAGACAGTCGAAGATGTCCGTAGAGTTATGGCAGAAGCAGTCCTTGAGGATAAGTTAGCCTACAAACTTGATAAGCGTGGCGCTGAAATTCTTGCAGACATTGCACAATATGGAAACCTTGAACGCACTTTAGCTGATGTTGCTGAAGGTGGAAAGAATGCGCTTCGTGGCGCAGACCAATACGTAAATGCTACTAATGATGTGGCTCGATTTGGCAAGATGGGCGCTGTTGAAATAAACGGAGTCGCCTACAAGCAAGCAGTTGGCGAAAAAGGCTTTACTCAATTTAACCCAGTAGCAAACCAAGCATCAAGAATCTCTTGGCTAGTTCAACTTGGTGTTACTAGTAATGATGATCTTGCTAAAATAGCCGTTGCTAACTTAGATAAAGAACCTGAAATTGCTATTAAGGCAATGAAGGATTACCTAGGCGGTCTATCCGAAAAAGAACTAGGACGCTTTCAGCTTTATGAAGCTGGCGGAAATATAGATATCCACGCTCGTAAGGCTTACGATGCTGTCCGCAACCTTTATTCAAAGCGTAATGGTGAAGTCAACTTAGATTTATTAAAGAAAGTTCGGACCTTTGATGAATTTGGTAACCCAGTAGTTTCTACCAAGAATCTATCTATTGAAGATTTGCCAAATAATTCTAAATTAAGTCCTGAATTTATCTCTGGTCCTACATTAGTCCCAGTATTTGAAAGTAATAACTTTCCGACAAACCTAGCTGAACGTGCTTGGGATGCTATGGGAGAGGCTAACGCTAGATTCTCCCGTGAGCCAATTGTCATTAATGAAATGATCCGAGTTCGCAAAGAGATGCAAGACTCAGGTTTTGAAGAACGCTTTATTGCCTCTCGCACTAAAGGATTATCTGGCGATAATTTAGCGCAAGGTATGATTAATGCTAAGCGTGAAGTAATTAACCTTGCTGAAGAATTATCAGTAGGTAGAGTTCTAGCATATGTAGATAACCCTGCAATACGTAGCCAATTGGCTATGTCTTCTCGTAACTTTGCTCGGTTCTATCGTGCTACTGAAGACTTTTATCGTCGTATTTACCGCACAGTTAAATATAACCCAGAGTCAATTCGTCGTGCAGCACTTACGTATGAAGGAATTTCTCACTCAGGATTTGTCCAACAGGATGATAACGGAGATTCATACTTCTTCTATCCAGGTTTAAACCCTGTTTATCAAACTATGCAGGGCGTTGCAGATGCTTTTGGTATGCCAGAAGGATTCAAGGTTCCAATGCCGGTAGAGTTTGGCGCTAAACTAAATATGATTACGCCATCAATGAATCCTGATTCTTTATTTCCTACATTCTCAGGACCAGTTGCAGCAGTCCCAATGAAGTTCCTATTTGCTCTAGTCCCACCATTAGATAAGTTTGAAAAGAACTTTCTCGGTATCTATGCTGAAGATCAAGCAATGGTAAAAGCTATATTTCCAGCACACGTAAATAAATTCCTATCTATTATGGATAGAGATGAGCGCAATTCTCAATACGCTTCAGCAGCGCGTAAGGCTGTAACAGCACTTGAGGCTGGTGGACACGGAGTTAAACCTACTTGGAATCCTGAAACTCAAGTTTGGGAAGCACCATCTGAGGGTGAACTTCAGGCCTATAAAGATAAGCTGGCAACATCCACAACAGCAGTTTTAGCACTGCGTTTTATATTTGGATTCTTTGCTCCAGCATCTCCACAGTTAACATTAAAGTCTGATATGGCTCAATGGGCTAGAGCCAATGAGAGAGTAAACTTTAAGCAGGTCTATAACAATCTTATTAACCGCTATAACGGAGATATAGATAAAGCATCCACTGAGTGGATTCGTTTATATCCAGATCAAATGCCATATACCGTTTCAGAATCTGAAAGCGATGCTGTATCAGTAGTTCGTGCTGTAGATAATACAGTAGAATGGATTGATAAGAACGATGCTTTGTTAAAGAAGTATCCACAAGGCGCCCCATTCTTAATGCCTAAGACTGGCGAGTTCAGTTTTGATGCTTACAAGATTCTTTTTACACAAGGAATCAAAAGGTCTAAAACCCTTGAGGATTATTTAAGAGATGTTCAGACTGCTAGAGATGTCCAGTTCTATTACACCCAAAAGGAAGCCTACGAAGATGAGTTGGCTAACACTTACTCTGATTCATTAAAGCGTAACTTAAAGACACAATGGGAAACTTGGAAGAAGCAATTTACTTCAGCTCGTCCATTACTCCAAGAAGAATTTGGAACTCAGTCAGATAAAGCAGTAAAACGTCAAAGAGCATTTGATGATCTACAAAAGATGCTTGCCGATAATACTGTAAAAACTGAGCCTAATATCCGCAAGGCTCTTGCCCAGATGACACAAGTTTACAACGACTATGTATATAGCAAGGACTTAGTTCAAGGAAGTAGTGCTGCAATGGAAAATTACAAGGATTTGCTAAAGCAAAACGCTAAGCAAGAACTTGAGGCTATTGCTGAAACTAATCCAAATGCAAAAGATGCTTACAACGTATTGTTTTCAAGATTGATAGGGGACTAAATTGGCTATAAGTGTATGGAAAGAAGGCACAGTCCCTTCTCAATCAACTGCATCTACCGCCCCAGGCCTTTACGATACAGTCTTTGGTCCTTCATCTTCAGCCAATAAACCTAAATCTGGCGATAGCGCAAAGACTATTTCTGAAATGTCGGACCCAGAACGCAAAGAACTAGCATTACTATTAAAAGCAGCAGGGTATAAGGTTCCTACTACTGGTAAAAAATCAAGTGCTATATCTCTTGCGGATGCTTACAACGAAGCCCAAACTTTAACACAATCAGATTCAATGAGACTTGGGCAGAATCTAACAGTAAGAGAATTTTTAAAAAATAAAGCAGAGGACAGAGCTGGACTTGGTGGCACTGGATCCAAGAAATACAACCCATATGCTACCCAAATTATTTATGATCCAACCAAGGCTAAGTCAACTATCAATGATGTTGTTAACGACCTACTAGGTCGTGAGGCTACTGTTGAAGAAATAAAACTTTACTCAGATAAATTAAATAAGAAGCAGTCTGCAAAGGGTAGTAGATCTGTAACTACCTATGAAATGATTGATGGAGTTAGAACTGCTAGAACAACTGGTGGTTTGGATGAAGTCCAATTCTTAACTAATATTATTCAGAAAACACCTGAATACAAAAAGGCACAAACAGCAAAAGAAGAAGTAAAGAAGTCTAAAGAGTTAGGATATGTAGACGTTCTAGCCAAGACTGCTATGGCTAACGGTCTTAGTATCAACCAGTTTGCAGATGCTAGTCAATGGGCATCTCGTATTGCTGCTGGTGAACCTATCGAAACATTTAAACAAACCATCCGTAACGCTGCAAAGCTAGGCTTACCGGATAACGTTAAGAACCTTGTTGACCAAGGTATTGACTTAGATACTATTTACTCTCCGTATAAGCAGACTATGGCTTCCATATTAGAGATTAATCCTGACTCTATTAGTCTTAACGATCCAACACTTCGTATGGGTATTGCTAATGATAAAGAGATGCCTCTATATGAATATCAAAAAGCTTTAAAACAAGACCCACGCTGGCAATATACAAACAATGCTAGGGAAGATGTTTCTAGTTCCGTTCAAAAAGTCTTAAAAGACTTCGGATTTATGGGGTAAATGATGGCAACCAGAAAACAAATAGCGGCAGCGGAAGCTGCCCAAAAAAAGTTTGATAAAGAGTTAGCAAAGACTAGAGCGCTAGCCTCAAAAACTACTGCTGAAGTTAACAGATTGACAGCACCAAAACCATCGCAAACCCCTGAACTTACTGAAACAGAAAAAAGAATATTCGGAGTAACAGGACCACTTGGCTCCACTGTATCTGTTGGCGCACGTTCAACAGGTGCTACTGGTGTCACTGGTGCTGTTAATCCAAACGCAGCAGCCGAACTTTTAGCAAAACAAGAAGCAGATAGAATTGCAGAAGAAAGACGCCGTCAGGGTCAATCCGCCTATGACATTCTTCTTAGCGAATTTACTAGATATGGCCTTCAGGCTCTAGTAGAACCTTTAAAGAGTCTTATTACTTCAGGTGCTTCAGCCGCAGAATTCTCATTAAAGCTACAGCAAACTGATGCCTATAAGAAGCGCTTTGCTGCTAACCAAGAACGTATCAACAAAGGTTTGGCTGCGCTATCTCCAGCAGAATATGTAGCACTAGAAGACCAATATCAGAACGTTATGCGTAACTATGGACTTCCTGCTACCTATTACACCAAAGATGCAATGGGAACTCAACAAGGTTTTGAGAAGTTCTTGGCTGCAGATGTATCTGCGACAGAACTAGAAGATCGCATTATGACTGCACAGAACCGCGTTATCAACGCTAACCCAGAGGTAGCAAATGCTCTAAAGCAATTCTATCCTGATATTACTAATGGCGATATCTTGGCTTACACACTAGACCCACAACAGGGTCTATCTAATATCAAGCGCAAGGTAACTGCTGCAGAAATTGGTGGCGCTGCGCTAGCGCAAGGCTTAACTACTGGTATGACTAGAGCAGAAGAACTTGCTGGCTATGGTGTGACTAAGGAACAAGCACAACAAGGATTCCAAACAGTAGCTGGTATTGCACCACGTGGTGGGCAACTAGCATCAATCTATGGCGAGAGTCCATATACACAAGCAACTGCAGAAGCAGAAGTATTTAACACAGCAGGTGCGGCAGAATCTGCAGCGCTACGCAAGAAGTTAACCAAACTTGAACAAGCACAGTTTGCCGGTTCAGCAGGTATGGCTGGCGGTGCGTTAAGCAGAGATAGAGCAACCTCGCAAGGAACATATAGAAGTGCCGGTGCTGGCAACTTCTAAAACATAGACCTGCCGTTGGAACGACTGGCCCAACGGAGTGACAACAATTACCAGGAGTTAGAGCCATATCTGTTCCCCAACAGAATATGAGGCTAGCGAAATCAACTAATGATAGGGAGAAGGACCAATATGTCCAATTACGACTACGAGGATGAGGATGAAGATTTCACACCAAGTGATAATTCAAACGACCTTGTCAAACAACTACGCAAAGCAGCTAAGCAAAAAGATAAAGAACTACAGGAATTAAAATCCCAGTTTGAATCTTTGAACAAGGCTCAACGCGAAAGAACAATCAAGGATGCCCTCGCAGCTCGCGGGGTAAATCAGAAGATCGCTTCTTTTATCCCACAGGACATTGACCCA